CAGTATGATTTGGAATATGAAAACCTTTTAATGTGTGCCATGAGAGGTAGAGCAGGGCAACAACTAGGTCAGGGATTTTCTGGTAAGAAAACACAAATGGGTGTAAAGATGAGCACTGCCGTTAAACAAGTTGGTTGTTCTAATCTCAAAGTATTAATTGAAGATGACAAGTTAGTAATACCAGATTATGATTGTATTGCGGAATTGACAACATTCATTCAAAAAGGAAATAGTTTTCAAGCAGAGGAAGGTTGTAATGATGATCTGGCAATGTGTATGGTTATATTTGCTTGGATGTCTATGCAAGAGTATTTTAAAGAACTCAATGATAATGATGTGAGAGCAAGGATATATAAGGATCAACGAGAATCAATTGAGCAAGATATGGCACCGTTTGGATTCGTAGATGATGGATTGGAAGATGAGTACTTCGCAGATGCACAAGGAGATGTGTGGAAGAATGCGGATGTAACTGGTGACTATGGAGATAAATCATATATGTGGGAGTACAGGTGAGCACTTCAAAAATATAAATAATCCTAGACACAGGTTTAGTTGACCATTTACTAGGGGTATTATCAAGATGAGTGCATCAAATCAACTATCGCCAGGTGTAGTTATACAGGAGAGAGACCTGTCTACAGTAACTACCCCATCAGCGTTTAATGTAGGAGTTATGGCAGCTCCATTCAACAGAGGCCCTGTTGAAGAAATAACCAGTATATCTTCTGAGAGACAATTAGTTGATGTATTTGGTGAGCCAGATGATCAAAACTATGAGTATTGGTATACTGCTTCGCAGTTTCTAGCATATGGTGGTACTTTAAAAACCATTAGAATTGCAAGTAGCAATCTTAGAAACGCAGTAAGCGATGCTCAAACAGCAGAATTAATTAAGAATCTTCAAGAATATGAAACTACCTTTGAGGATAGAGGTGGCACTACTTGGAATTGGGCTGCTCGTACTCCTGGAGCACTAGGTGATTCAGTTGGTATATTCGTAACTGATGCTGGACCTGATCAAATTGCTGTATTACCTGCACCTGGCACTGGTAACGAGCATGAGTTTGTTGCTGATGAAGCAATAACTGCATCTTCTGGTGCTGCTGCTAGAGTTTATAAGTATGCTCTTAAACTAACCTTATCATCTATAGTTAGCAACTTTACTGCTGGATCTACTGCAACAATTACTATTGGTGGTAGTGCTCAATCTGTAGATGTCCTAGCATGGGATGCTGGAAATAAAGTATTAGAAATTGGATTACAGGCTGGTGGTGTTACTGGTATCGTTGCTGATACATCAGACACTATTGCTCAGAGTGGTGCTAGTGCAACTATTGCTAAGACAGAGCGTCTTCTTTATATCGGTTTAGATGCTTCAAGTATTGCTTTTAAAGCAGCAGACTCTATAACAGATACTAACTCAACTGCTGTTGCAATCACTTCAGTAAGAACTGAGTATTCAGAGCGTGAGTATCTTCCTGGTGTAAAATGGATCAACGTTGCTCCACGTCCAGGCACTTCTTTATATGCTAATGGCATTGGTGGAAGTGATGATGAGTTACATATCTTAGTTGTTGATATTGACGGAAAGATAACAGGAACACCTGGTGCTGTATTAGAAAGATACATCTCAGTATCTAAAGCAGCAGATGCTAAGACATCTGTTGGTGAAGTTAACTACTACAAAGAAGTAATCAAGCAAAGATCTACTTATGTTTATTGGGGTAAGCACGAAGTTGCTGCACATCCAGGAACAAATGGTAACTCTGCTGCTGGTAACTGGGGTCTTACAGCTGCAAACAGAAGGTTTAACCGTCTTCGCAATGCCGCAGGTACACAAGATTATCCTGCAGGTAATACAACTGTTGGATCTGATGGAAACGCAACATTCTACTATAGACTTGGTGGTGGTGTAGACTACACAGTTGCTGGTGGAATCATTACATTATCAAACACTGACATTGCTGCAGCATATGATTTAGTTGCAGACCCAGAGTCACAGACAATTGATTTCATTCTTTCTGGTCCAGCTGGATCTACAAATGAAATTGCTCTTGCTAAAGTATCTACTCTAATGAATCTTGTAGAAGAGCGTCGTGATTGCATGGCATTCTTCTCACCTAAGAGAGGAGATGTTATTGGTATAAGCAGTTCTGCTACAATAACAGATAACATTGTTAACTACTTTGATCTACTACCATCATCTAGTTACGCAGTATTTGATTCTGGATACAAGTATATCTACGATAAGTATAATGATGTTTATCGTTACGTCCCAGTTAACGGTGACACTGCTGGACTATGTGTCCAAACCACAGAAGTTTCAGAACCTTGGTATTCACCTGCAGGTTTTGCACGTGGTGTTTTGAGAAATGCTATCAAACTAGCATACACTCCAAACAAGATACAGAGAGATACACTTTATGCAAATAGAGTTAACCCAATTGTTTCCTTCCCTGGTCAAGGTATTGTATTATTTGGTGATAAGACTGCACAGTCATTTGCTTCTGCATTCGATAGAATCAACGTCCGTCGTTTATTCCTAGTTATCGAAAGAGTAGTTGGTACTGCTGCTAAGACTCAACTCTTTGAGCAAAACGATGAGGCACAGAGAAATCTATTCCTAAACATTGTTGAGCCATATCTCCGTGATGTCCAAGGTCGTCGTGGTGTTACTGACTTCTTAGTTAAGTGTGACTCCGAGAACAACCCTCCACAAGCAGTTGACCGTGGTGAGTTTTACGCAGAAATCTACGTGAAGCCAACACGCACAATTAACTACATTACTCTAACATTCGTTGCAACCAGAACTGGTGTTGCGTTTGAAGAAGTAGCAAGTTAATGAAGATCAAACCTCTTAAACATTGTCGGTTATCCCAGATGAAATTCTTCTACTGGGATCCCAAAGATGATCCACGAGAGCCAGAATATTGGGAAGACTCACCTTCGGGTGGGTCTTTTTTATGCGTGAAATTATTAGTTCTTCTAAATATTAAAGACGGAGATATTTTACAATCATGGCACTTAGAGGAACCATTGACGATTTTAAAGCTAGTGTAGTTAATGACTTTGCTAGACCTAATCTATTTCAGGTAGACTTAAACTTTCCAGCAACACTAGGAATTTCATCAGATTTATCAACTTTCGGTAACTTTACCGTAAGAGCAGCAAACCTACCAGCATCTCAAATTGGAGTTGTTGAAGTACCTTTTAGAGGTAGGGTATTAAAAATTGCAGGAGATCGTACATTCGAGCCATGGACAATTACTGTTATGAATGACAGTGGTTTCAACATGAGAAATGCATTTGAAATGTGGGCAAACTCCATTCAAGCAGCAAACGAAAACTTTACTGCTGCTGGCACTCTTGGTGACGCAACCGATTCTACTGGTTACTTTGCTGATATGCTTGTCCATCAACTCTCTAGAGATATTAAGTCTGATAGTGAGTCACCTAAGATTACTAAGTCTTATAAGTTCTACAACGTATTCCCAAGTAATATCTCTGCTATCGATCTTGACTTCGGTAACAACGATGCGATTGAAGAATTCACTGTTGAGCTACAGGTTCAGTACTGGGCACCTCAGTCTACAGCATCAACCGATAACACTTAAAAAGACCATATCCTATCCCTGATAAATAGATCAGGGATAATCAAATTTTTTAAATTATAATGGCAACTCAGTTATTTGGTTTTTCATTAGAGCGTGCTAAGAAGGTACCTAAGGGGCCTTCTTTTGTGCAGAAGGATAATCTGGATGGATCACAACCTGTATCAGGTGGTGGTCACTATGGTTATACTGTAGACTTTGATGGGCAAATTAGAAATGAATTTCAATTAATCTCTCGTTATAGAGAGATGGTATTACAACCAGAATGTGATAGTGCAGTTGATGATATAGTCAACGAAACTATATGTGGTAACTTTGATGATGTACCAGTACAAGTTGAGTTATCAAATTTAAAAGTATCTGAAAAGATTAAGAAGTTAATTCGTGAAGAGTTTGATGAAATCCTCCGTCTTTTAGATTTTGACAATAGATCATATGAAATCTTCCGTAGATGGTATGTCGATGGAAGATTGTTTTATCATAAGGTAATTGATCCAGACAATCCTACTAAAGGACTAATAGAATTACGTTATATTGATCCTCGCAAGATTCGCAAGATCAATGAAATTGAGAATAGAAATCCAGAACAATTAAGAGGTCTTCCTCTAAATCAACAGTTATCTCCTAAATCTGCACAGTATTTCTTATATGATCCAAAGGGATTAAAGAGTACTAGCACACAGGGATTGAAGATTGCACCAGATTCTATATGCTACTGTCACTCAGGCATCATGGATCTAAACAAAAACATGGTGTTGTCACATCTCAATAAAGCAATTAAGGCAGTCAATCAACTTAGAATGATTGAAGACTCTCTTGTTATCTACAGATTATCAAGAGCACCAGAAAGAAGAATTTTTTATATTGATGTAGGTAACCTTCCTAAGAATAAGGCAGAGCAATATCTACGTGAAGTAATGGGTCGTTACAGAAACAAACTTGTATACGATGCAAACACTGGTGAGATAAAGGATGACAAGAAGTTTATGTCTATGCTTGAAGACTTCTGGTTACCTAGAAGAGAGGGTGGTAGAGGTACTGAGATTACTACATTACCTGGTGGACAAAACTTAGGTGAGTTAGAAGACGTTAAGTACTTCCAGAAGAAACTATACAAATCACTCAACGTTCCTAATTCAAGATTGGAAACAGAGACTACCTTTAACATAGGTCGTGCTGCTGAGATTACAAGAGATGAAGTTAAGTTTCAGAAGTTTGTTGCACGTTTACGCAAACGTTTTGGAGAGTTGTTTGTTGATCTTCTTAAGACTCAACTAATTCTTAAAGGTATTGTTTCCATTGAAGAATGGGAAGATATGAAAGAGCATATTCAATTTGATTATATTGCTGACAACTACTTCTCAGAGCTTAAGGATATTGAGATCCGTAATGAAAGGATAAATCAAGTTGCTGCAATGGATCCTTACGTTGGTAAATACTTCTCTATTGAGTATATGCGTCGTCAGGTAATCAAACAAACTGATCAAGAGATCGTTGAAATTGATGAGCAAATTGAACAAGAAATTGCTGATGGTAAGTTGATGGATCCTGCGGAACAAGCAGCATTAGATGCTGGAATTGATCCAATGGCTGCTGGTCCTGAAGGCATGGAAGGCACTGAAGTACCTGCTACTGCAGGTCAACCTGAAGGTCCATCTAGTGCGGATAAAAAACGTGCCGAATTCTAAATACTAAATAACTATAACATCATTCACATATTATGCCTACCGATATTGCAAAAGACATTGTTGACAGAATTTTTGGTGACGATAAAGCTAAAGCATTAGACTTAACTAATGATGCTTTATCTGCTACTACATATGATCTTGTCCAACAACAAAAATTGGAATTCGCCAAATCAATGGGTTTTGACTTGAAAGACACTGCTCAAGATGCTGCTGATGAAGTACAAGATTCTCTACCTGATGGCCAAGAAGCTCCTACGGAAGTTGAAGTGGTGGATCGTAAACCAGAAGATCCTCCCGAAAATGCAGAAACTGGTGAAGCAGTACCTGACCCGTCCACAGAAATAGTAGATGCCCAACCTACAGAGGAACCAAAAGATGAGACTAATAGCTGAAGAAATTTTACAAGTAGAATTTCTATCTGAAGAAAAAAATGGAAAGAAGAGTCACTTTATCGAAGGTGTATTTCTTCAGTCCGAAATAAAGAATAAGAATGGTAGGGTATATCCACAAGGTGTACTTGCCAGAGAAGTTGCTAAATATGATGAGAATCATATTCAAAAAGGTCGTGCTTTAGGTGAGCTTGGTCATCCTGAAGGTCCATCAATTAATTTGGATAGGGTTTCTCATAAGATCGAATCATTGAAAGAATCTGGTAATAACTTTATTGGTAGAGCAAAAATACTTGATACACCAATGGGTAACATTGCTAAGAATCTTATTGATGAGGGAGTACGTTTAGGAGTTTCTTCTAGAGGTATGGGATCACTTAAAGAAAAGGATGGTGTAAATTTCGTTGCTGACGACTTTATGCTTGCCACTGCTGCTGATATCGTAGCAGATCCTTCAGCTCCAGATGCATTTGTAGATGGAATTATGGAAGGAAAGGAATGGGTTTGGGATAATGGCATACTTAAAGAGTCTGCTGTTGCTCAAATCAAGCAAGAAATTGATCAAGCAACCCTAATAAACTTACAAGAACGGAAGGTTTCCGCATTCAGTAAGTTTTTAAAGAGTCTTTAATGTATAAATAAATAAAGACAATACAAATAGTACGCTGTACGGAGTTAAAACAAATGTCTGAATCCCTCGAAAAAGAGTTAGATAATATGGAAGAAGTGACCGAAGGTTCTAACGTTGTCACCAAAAACGCAAAGCCTGGTGAGAAAATCGATACCTCAAAATCAACCGATTCACTAGGTGGTAGTGGAAAGAAGGTGGTCCATGTAGACACTGATTCCCTTGAAGGAGCAGCTGGTACCAAGAATGCAGGTAAGTCTGCAGCTGGTTCAGTAAGCGTTGAAAAGGATAAGTCTATTAAGACAAAACCTTCAGATGCGTCCAGTAAAAAGGAGGAAGTAACTAATGATGAAGAAGTCATCTCGGAAGAAACCCCTGAAACTAAATACGACTTTACTGAAGACGTTGACGCTCTTGTCGCTGGTGAAGAACTCTCAGAAGAATTCAGACAGCGTGCAGCAACAATCTTTGAAGCAGCAGTAACCGCTAAGGTTAATGATGAAGTCAAGGTTGTCACAGAAGCATTTGAACAATCTCTTACTGAAGAAGTAGAGAAAGTCAAAACAGATTTGGCAGAAAAAGTAGATGACTATCTATCTTATGCTGCGAAACAGTGGTTAGAAGAAAATTCAATCGCTGTTGAGCACGGTATTAAGAATGAGATGGCTGAGTCATTCTTTAACGGCCTAAAAGAACTCTTCGTGGAGCATAACTTTACAGTTCCCGAAGAAAAATTCAACCTCCTAGATGGGATGGCTGGAGAAATAGATGATATGGAGAAGAAACTCAACGAGCAAATCGACGCTAATGTCAACCTTAACAAAAGAGTTGGCGAACTTATAAAAATGGAAATTGTGGTTGAGTCATCAGCTGGTTTAGCTGAGACTCAGAAAGAGAAGCTTGCTTCTCTAGCAGAGGGTGTTGAGTTTGAAACTGAAGAAGATTTTCGCAAGAAGATCGAAACTATTAAGGAATCATACTTTACTCGCAAGGAAGCAACTGAGGTTGTAGATCCTACCGAGGACAAAGGAGAAAGCCTTGTAGAGGATACTACTTCGGGCACTATGTCTAAGTACGTAGATGCACTTAAGCAGTGGTCCAACTAATTTAATTATTTGTAATTAACCATTTTTCAAAAACAATTTCGGAGACACAATGTCACTAAAATCATTACAAGAAAAGTGGGCACCCGTTCTTAATCACGATGCTCTTCCAGAGATAGGTGATTCATATAAGAAAGGCGTTGTCGCACAACTTCTTGAAAACCAAGAAAGAGCAATTTCAGAAGAAGGAAAGATCCTTACTGAAACTCTACAAACAACAGGTTATACACAAGCAGCTACCGCTACAGGTCCAGTTGCTGGTTTCGACCCCGTATTGATCAGTCTTATTAGACGTTCAATGCCACAACTAATTGCATACGACGTTGCTGGCGTTCAGCCAATGACTGGTCCTACAGGACTTATCTTTGCAATGAGAACTAACTACGGTACTGAGCGTGCTCCTGCTAGTGGTAACTATCGTGAGGCAATGTTTAACGAGCCTAACGCTGGTTTCTCTGGTGGTGCTGGTCAAGACCTAGCTGAGTATGATACTAATGCATCTGATGGAACAAACGATGCTCAAGGTAACAACCCTGGACTTCTAAATGACAGCCCTGCTGGCACTTATGAGCAGACAGGTGATGCTACAGGTATGACAACGGCTACCGTTGAAGGACTTGACGACTCTGAAAACACCAATGAATTCAGAGAGATGGGCTTCTCCATCGAGAAGGTGACTGTAACAGCCAGAGCACGTGCTTTGAAAGCTGAGTACAGCATCGAGATGGCTCAAGACCTCAAGGCTATTCATGGATTGGATGCAGAGCAAGAACTTGCTAACATTCTTTCTACTGAGATCCTTGCTGAAATCAACAGAGAAGTTGTTAGAACTATCTACACAAACGCTGTTGCTGGTGCTCAGAACAATACTGCTAACGCTGGTATCTTTGATCTAGACGTTGATAGTAATGGTCGTTGGTCAGTTGAGAAATTCAAGGGACTTCTTTTCCAAATCGAAAGAGATGCTAACGCTATCGGTCAGCAAACTCGTCGTGGGAAGGGCAACATCTTGATCTGCTCTGCAGACGTTGCTTCAGCTCTAGGTATGGCTGGTGTGCTTGACTATGCTCCTGCACTTAATGGTAACAACGCATTGACTGGTGTAGATGATACATCTTCAACTCTAGTTGGTACTCTTAATGGTCGTGTTAAGGTTTATGTTGACCCTTATTCTGCTAACGTAAGCGATAAGCATTACTACGTTGCTGGATACAAAGGTACTTCACCTTACGATGCTGGATTATTCTATTGCCCATATGTGCCTCTACAGCAGGTCAGAGCAATCAACCCAGACACCTTCCAACCAAAAATCGGATTCAAGACTCGTTACGGCATGGTTTCAAACCCATTCTCTCAGGGACTTACTCAAGGATCTGGTGCTCTTACAGCAAATACCAACAAGTACTACAGAAGAGTACAAGTTGCAAACCTCATGTAATCGACGTATTACATATACTAATCAGAGACTCCTTCGGGGGTCTCTTTTTTTGTGCTATAATTTATCAGTCAAAGCAAGGGACTATCGCATATTGGTTAATGCCCACTGCTTATAACGGTGTGAACCGAGTTCAATTCTCGGTAGTCCTATCTGACTCAGTAGCTCAGTGGAATAGAGCAACTGCCTTCTAAGTAGTTGGTCGTAGGTTCGAATCCTACCTGAGTCGTTACACAAAAATAGGTATATATTTTTGTGTATTTCAAGACAAATGATTATAAATAGTATCAGTCAGGGCAACCTACACAACGAGGAAACAAAATGCACTGAAACTTCTATACATCATGAGCAAAGTTAACAAGGAGAACAAGTATGCATAACATCGTTTCGCAAAATAATCTGGCAGAATGGAATCACCATAGGTCGGAACACGACAAAGTATTGGATGATTACTATGAATGTCTAATCGAATGCGAGACAGATCAGTCAAGTTGTAAAAGTATCTGTAAAGAGATACTAATGTAAATTACTAGAAAAATTTTAAAGGACTCTTCGGAGTCCTTTTTTTATCCTAAATATTATTGTGGGAAGACATATTATACATGGCAAATTGGTACGCAGAACAACTAACTAATAAAAACTTTCTTTCTCCTATTGGATTTATATTCACTTTGGAAAAGGCAAAGAAGGTTTCATTTCTATGCCAACGTGTAGAAATTCCAACTATGACTTTAGGGGATATAGATATTCCAACTAGAGGTATGGTACCAATTCCAACAGAGGGTAATATTCAATATGGTGAATTATCAGCTGAGTTTATTGTAGATGAAGACCTACTCAATTATATGGAATTGCATAATTGGATGAGAGGGTTAGGTGCTCCATCTGGTGTGTCGGATAGGGCAACTTTTAAAACAACAAATAAAAAGGTAAGAACAAAGAAGGATGAATATAGATATTCAGATGGAACTATATTAGTTTTAAATAATAATAACCTATCAAACTTTGATGTAGTATTTAAGGGGTTGTGGCCTACAAGTTTATCCACTATTGGATTTGATGTTACTGGTACTGATAATGATTTCCTTACTGCAACAGCAACATTTAAATATACACTCTACGAAATAAGGAATACAAATACCACTACTCTTAGGTAACTAAATACCTATACAATAAATTTAATTATGAATCTTGAACAACTCCAAGTGAGGTGGACGGAAGATAGTAAGATTGACACCGATAAATATGGTGAAGAATCTATCAAGATACCTCAACTCCACATGAGATATATGGAGTTTTATAATACATTTGCCCTAATGAAAAAAGATAGGGAATCTGAAATGAGAAGTCTTTGGAAAGAGAAATGGATATATTATAAAGGAAAAGCACCAGCAAAGATATACAAAAATACACCATTTGATTTTAAATTAACAACTAAAGAAGAGATTAACATGTTCATTGATGCTGATGAAGATGTTAGAAAACTACAATATAAGATTGACTATATAGAGCAAGTGATCTTCTTCCTTGATGGAGTTCTTAAACAGATAACTAGTCGCAATTATCAAATTAAGAATGCTATTGAGTGGGAGCGTTTTCAATCTGGTATGTAATGAATTACGGTCTTTTCTATAAAGTAGTTTCATTCAATCAATTTTCAATGCGTACTGTCCACAGTGCAATTGCGAATACAGATCTAGAATGGAATACAGGACAATTATATAATCAAAAAGCTGGTGTAAAAAGGCAGACTGATGTTGCATGGATAAATGATCGAAATTTTTTAGCCATGCTTTTGCGTATGGTAAAACAGATTAATAGATCTGCTCGTTGGAATTTAAATATTACTGGTATAGAACCTGTCCAGTTTGGATCATATGGAGATGGAGGTTTTTATGATTGGCATATAGATCAACACCCAAAAATTATTAAAGGAACTGTAAGAAAGATTAGTATGACTCTCTTTCTTAATGATGACTTTGAAGGTGGTGAGTTTGATTTGGAGATATATAAACCAGGAGAAGACCAAAGGTATGTAACCATTCAACCTAAAGTCAACTCCGCAGTTTTCTTTCTAGCAGATCAATGGCATAGGGTAAGACCTGTCACTGCTGGTCATAGGAAATCTATTGTAGCATGGTTTTATGGTCCGCCTTATGTCTGATTTGATTATCCAGAAAAAGAATGAAGTCTACTTAAAGATAGAAGCAGAGCCTCATCTTCATAAAGAGGCTGCTGATTACTTTTCTTTTGAAGTAGAGTCTGCAAAATATATGCAGAGGAAAAACAGATATAGAGGATGGGATGGTAAGGTGCATCTATACTCACCTGCTACTGGAGAGATTTATTGCGGTTTAGTAGACTATCTAACTGACTGGGCAACTGAAAGGGGATATCATTACGAGTATTCGGAATCTCAATCGTTTGGACATCCCAAGGATCAGAATGATCTGATAACTCCAGAGGGTGTTGTAGGATTTGTGAAAGCCCTAAATTTACCTGTACAGGTTCGAGATTACCAATACCGAGCAATATACGAGTGCCTGAAATACAACAGGCGACTCCTGTTATCCCCAACAGCAAGCGGTAAGTCATTAATGATTTATTCATTGGTACGTTTTCATGTAAATGTCGAGAGGAAGATTCTAATTGTAGTCCCTACTACGTCTTTGGTTGAGCAAATGTATAAAGACTTTACAGAATATGGTTGGATGGCATCCAAACACTGCCACAAAATATATTCTGGGAAGGAGAAAGATACTAAAGCTGATTGCATAATTACCACTTGGCAATCTGTTTACAAGCAACCTCGCAAGTGGTTTGAAAGGTTTGATGTTGTTATCGGTGACGAGGCTCACCAATTCAAAGCCAAATCTCTTACTACGATTATGCATAAATTGCATGGTTGTAAATATCGTTATGGATTTACTGGCACACTAGACGGTGCAAATGTAAATCAACTAGTGTTGGAAGGTGTGTTTGGTAGATGCTCAAAGGTTACCAAGACACATGAATTAATGAAGAAGGGACATGTTGCTAAGTTGAATGTTAAAATTATTGTCCTTAAACATGAAGAACAAATATTTGAAGGGTATCAAGATGAGATGACTTATCTTGTTGAGCATGAACCTAGAAATAAATTTATCCGCAATCTAGCATGTGATCTTAAAGGGAATACATTAATCCTCTTTAACTATGTAGAAAAGCACGGACTGCCTTTATATGAGATGATAAATAGTTACACCGACAGACCAGTACATTTAGTTTATGGTGGAGTGGATGTCGATGATAGAGAACACATTAGAAAATTAGTTGAAAATGAAACCAACGCTATTATTGTTGCCTCTTATGGCACTTTCAGCACTGGGGTTAACATTAAGCGGTTGCACAACCTCGTCTTCGCCTCCCCAAGCAAGTCCAGAGTCAGAAATCTCCAATCAATTGGGAGGGTACTTCGACAGTCTAGGGGAAAAGTAGAAGCAACTTTATATGATATTGCTGATGATATTTCTACAGATAAGGGTAATAACTATACTCTTAATCATCTGATGGAAAGACTCAAAATCTATAATGAAGAACAATTTAATTATGAAATCATAGAAGTAAAAGTAAAATCACATGACACTTAACTACGCAAAACATGATGAAGAATTCTATGGACTCTTCAAGCTAGTTAGTGGAGAGGAGCTCATTGCTAAGGCAATAATTTCTAAACAAGAAGATCTTGAACCAGCAGAAGAATTAATATTTTTAAGTAATCCTGTTACGGTTGAATTTTTTACTAAAGAGTTAGACGGAGGTAAAATTGCTAAAGGAATGGGATTATCAAATTGGATGCAAATGAGCGACGAAGATTTTTTTATTATTAAAGAGAAAGATCTTATATCACTAGCATCATTGTCCAAGCAATATATTCTAATGTATGAGGCGTATTTGACAGGCACGCCCCCAGAAGCATTAACACAAAAACAAAAAAAAGACCTTGAAAAAAATATGGGATATCTAGGATCTATAAATGAAGCTAGAATGTTATTTGAAAAAATATATAATAACCCTTCCCAACCCTGACAGTGTTGAGTCTACATCTATTATCCATTGTTGTCAAGTCCCATTATATGTGTTATAATATTAACACGAAAGTAATTCAATACCCATGAGAAAAAATGCTAAGACTAAGAAACAACATTATGTGAACAATGCAGATTTTCTTGCTGCTCTTATTAAGCATAGAGAAGATATTGAAATTGCAGAGAAGCAAGGTAAACCTAAACCCATAGTTAATAATTATATTGGGAGTTGTTTTTTAAAGATAGCAACACACTTGTCTTACCGACCAAACTTTATCAATTACATGTATAAAGATGATATGGTTTGCGATGGTATAGAAAATTGTATACAATACATAGATAACTTTGATCCTGCTAAAAGTAAAAACCCATTTGCATATTTTACACAGATAGTGTATTATGCATTCCTACGTCGTATTGCTAAGGAGAAACGACAGATGGACATTAAGGAAAAAATTATTGAGAAGTCAGGATATGATGAAGTCTTCACGGTTGACGGAGAAGGTGGAGCAGAGTATAATCAGATCAAAGCACGTATTGCAATCAATACTAAGAGATGATTCCAACAATCATATATGATGATTTCTTTGAGGATCCTGATAAGATAGTAGAGTATGCAAATACTTTAGACTACTCAGAGAATAATAGTAATTATCCAGGTATAAGATCAAATCTTTTACATGAAATTAATCCAGATCTTTATTCTTATATCGCTCATAGGATTATAAAAATATTTTATCCAGATTCTAAAACATGTGGGTTTGAATCTTTGATGGGGTTTCAAAAAATTAACCCATTACATATAGAAAAATATAATAATAAAAATAGGGGTTGGATTCACAGAGATATAAATTCACAATTTGGTGGAATTGTATATCTTAATAAAAATCCTGAACCAGATACAGGCACTTCAATATATGAACCTAAAAGATTAGACAATCTTTTTTATAATGGTTATTCAAATGAAATTAAAAATAAATTTTATCGTGGAGAAGAAGTATCAGATGATGAATATGAAATGGGGTTTACTTCAACTGAAGATAATTGGAAAGAGACTGTTAAAGTTGAAAATGTTTATAATAGATTATTTGCTTTTAATGGAAGATCGTGGCATGGTGTAAAAACTTTTGGTAGTGATGAAAGATTGACTCTTGTATTCTTTTTTAAATATCTTTTTGATACTGGTATAGATGCACCTCTTGATAGATTATGAAAGTACTTTTAATTACTGATCAGCACTTTGGTGTTAGGAATGACAATCAACATTTCATTAATCACTATAGAAAATACTATAGTAAGGTTGTTATACCTTTTATTAAAGCATATGGTATCACAGAAATAATAGATCTTGGTGATACATTTGACAAACGTAAATCAGTTAACTTCATGTCTTTAGAGGCAGCAAAGGAAATGTGGTTTGATCCTATTAAGGAAATAGGATGTAAGATGACTGCCTTGATTGGTAATCATGATATCTATTATAAGAATACATTACGAATCAATGCACCACAAGAGTTATTGGGAGGATATAATATAGATGTCATTGACGAGCCTACTACTCGTAACTATGATGGTACTGACATATTACTTCTGCCTTGGATATGTGATGAGAACAGAGATGATACCTTCAGAAGCATCACGAAAAGTACTGCTCCTGTCTGCATGGGCCATCTTGAGCTTAACGGTTTTGAAGCTCATCCAGGACATGTGATGAACATGGGTATGGATACTAATCCTTTTAGTAAATTTGAAAGAGTCTTTACAGGACACTATCATATGAAATCTACTAAAGGTAATATCTCATATCTAGGAAATCCATATCAACTATATTGGAATGACTATGGTTGCAAACGTGGATTCCATGTGTTTGATACAGAAACTTTAAAGACTACTTTTTATAGAAATCCTTTTGATATGTTCTATAAACTGTATTATGATAATGGTGTTAGAAATCAAATTCATCCTTCTGACTTAGAAGGCACTTTTGTAAAATTAATTGTAGAAGATAAAGGTGATCAAACAAAATTTGATTACGCTGTAAGACAATTACAAAGTTGGGGTCTTGCAGATTTAAAAATTATTGAGGATCTTTCTGTTGAGATGGGAGATTCATTGGTGCTGGAAACCGAAGACACCATAACGCTTTTGGATAAATATATAGATGAGATCGATCTCCCAGTTGACTCTGAAAATGTTAAGAGTATAATGAGATCACTTTATGTCGAGGCATGTGAACTATAATGTATATTCTCACAGATAAAGACAATGGTGGCGTGTATGCCGTGTATAATAAGGATAAGATAAAAACTGTACAGATTTTTGAAGTGCAAGATGATGCAGAAAGATACACAATGCTATTAGAAGCTCAAGGATCTAAAAAGTTAGATGTCTTAAAAGTTAATCTAGATGATGTAGCTTTGAATTGTGGAAGTTTTGGATATTTTTATAATGTAATTACTAGTGATGATTTCGTCGTACCTCCTACATGATTTTATTTGAGAGTATTCGTTGGAAGAATTTTCTTTCGGCAGGTGACCAGTGGATTGAAATTAAATTAGATGAGAGTATGTCAACTCTTATCATAGGATCAAATGGTGCTGGTAAGTCTACTATTTTAGATGCTATATGTTTTGCATTATTCAATAGACCATTTCGTAGAGTTAAAAAATCTCAACTTATTAATAGTATTAATGAGAAAGGAACAAAAGTTGAAGTGTGTTTTTCTATAGGAAGTGATGACTATAGAGTGTTTCGATCAATGAAACCAAATACATTTGAAGTGTATAAAAATAATAAAATGGTTGACCAAGATGCTGCTGTAAAAGATACGCAGAAATACTTGGAGCAATCAGTATTGAAACTTAATTTTAAAAGTTTTACTCAAGTTGTTATATTGGGTAGTAGTACGTTTGTGCCTTTTATGCAACTAGCTGCACCTCATCGTAGAGAAGTTATTGAAGATCTTTTAGACATTGGTATATTCTCTTCTATGAATACCTTACTTAAGGATAAGGTTAGATCAGCAATAGGTCAAAGTAAAGATTGTGATCACCTACTTAGGTTATCTGAAGAAAAGGTAAGTGCTCAGAAAACATTAATACAGTCTCTAGAGGCAGTAAATGAAACACGTAGAGAAGAGAAGCTTATAAAGATTGCTAAGAATGAAGAAAAGATATTTAATCTTACTGGTGGTCTTGCTGAGATGAAGACACAGGTTGAATTATTAGAGTCTGAATATACTGGATCTGATGCTCCTAAAAAAATCTTACAGGATTTACGTCAGCAACAAGCAGATAATAAATCGGCAATAAAAATTACTGCTGCTGAAATAAAATTCTTTAGTGAAAATGATGAGTGTCCTGTTTGTCACCAATCTATTGATGAAGACTTTAAAACTAATAAGATTGCTGAGTCACATAAAGACGGTAAAAAATATGAGAGGAAGTTAAAGAAACTTGAGAAGACTGTTAAAGAAACTATTGATGTTATTGATAAGTTGGATGATGTATCTTCTAAGTTATATGAATCTCGTAGTGATGTATCTCAAATAGAAAAGGATATTATTCGTGTAGAGAAAGATAATATACAGTTGACAAAGGAGATGAGTGATATTGTAGATCATCAATCTATTACACATATCGAGGATGAATTGGTTGAGTTGGAAAATGAATATAAGAAAGTTGAAACTGATTGCTCTTCTATCAATAAAACATTAGATGAGTATAAGGTTGTTTCTACTTTATTAAAGGATGGTGGAATCAAGAGTCAAATCATTAAGAAGTATGTACCTGTTATTAATCAACTAATTAATAAGTATCTTCAAAGTATGGATTTTTATATTAACTTCACACTTGATGAGGAGTTTAATGAAATAATCAAGAGTAGATTTAGAGATGAGTTTTCTTATGCATCATTCTCTGAGGGTGAGAAGCAGAAGATAGATCTAGCACTTCTTTTCACATGGAGAGAGATTGCACGTATGAAGAATTCTGTTGCAACAAATCTTCTTATACTTGATGAGGTATTTGATAGTTCTTTAGATGATCAAGCAACTGGTGAGTTATTAAAAATTCTTAGAAGTCTTGGTGTAGGAACAAATGTATTCGTAATATCTCATAAAGGTGATATACTAATTGATAAGTTTCTTAAGACTCTTAAGTTTGAAAAACAAAATGATTTTTCTAAGATGTCCGAAGAGTCATAAATAAGTTTGTTAAATTCCAGATGCTCATGAGTAACGCTGTATTATATTCTAACGATAGTCAAGAATGTGAACGTATGATCTCCCTATTAAGTACAATAGATAGCAATTATCAAAAGTATGTTTTAGGAAGAGATTTCAGTGATAAGCAATTCCACAATGAATTTGGGAGTGATGCAACTTATCCTCAGATTACTTTGGATGGGAAACATATAGGAAACATCAAGGAAACGTTAAGACACATGAACAAAGTTGGATTAATAAAATAATGTGCTATAATATAAATAATTGAAAGTATAACTTCGACTTATAGATGAGGAAACTACCACTCATACTCTTAGCTCCATTCCTAGTTGGATGCACTAATGGAGGATATGGATTCGGATACAATGGTGGAGGAGTTAATTGGAATCCACCAGGCACAGCAGGTGAATACACTTGTGAGTCAGCAGGTGAAAATGCTGCTGCTTACTATGCTACAGGAGAACACCCAAACTTAGCAGACTGTTAAATGAAAAGAACTATAGCAGTAATTGCTGCCTTGATGCTAGTGCCATCTACGACACTAGCATCTTCTATTAGACCAGGAAGTAGAGTGACTCACGGTTCACTTAATTCTAAAGTTAAATCTAGATCACCGTTATGTAAAGATGCAGAAGAAAAGTTTACACAGGAATGTGAGATAACAATAGATGAGACTGGTGTTAAAGGACCATTAGGACACATCACGAATGTAGTCCAATGGAAAACAGAAGAGCAAGACTATAGTGTAGGTGGAGCAGCAGTCGGTGCTGTTGCTGGTGGTGCTGGTGGTATGATAGTAGGACTAGGTAGTTGTGCCTTTACTGGCCCCTTATGTTTGTTTACTGCACCAGCAATTATGTCTGGTGGTGTAACAGCAGGTGCTGGTGCTGGTGGTAACCGTAGTGGGAGGTTCTTTACTATCGTTGGTGATGATGCTCAAGGCACTAGACTAATACAAGAGTTTAAATATAAATATGGCAAAGATGTTAAGAAAGCATCTAAGCTACTGCTCAAGACAACTAAGTTAGCAGAAGGAGAATTGCGTGACTAAATTATGGAGGATATGGAAGTATGCACTGGGTAGTTTCTCTGATGAAAAGACCAAGAGGTATGACAATTCTATTGTCATTATACGATCTTTTGTGTTTCTTACTTATCTCATCACTAACTGTTTTATTGTGGCAGGGGTCATAAGGCATTGGGACAGTAACAAAACTGTCCACCAAGTTGACCATTGCCCTTCAGACCTGTTATACTAGGTGTATCAAAGACGGAGATGTATGATCAATCAGGAAGTTAAAGGCACGCTTGCTAAACTGCTTGCTACTGAAAATCTAAAGGTTGAGCATCGTAATGTATCTACTGCATGTTTTGATGTGTCAAGTAGAGTTTTGATTCTACCTGTATGGGAGGATGCATCTAATACTGTATATGATTTGTTGGTTGGACATGAGGTTGGACATGCACTCTATACTCCTGATGAGAGGTTTGATGCACCAAAAGATTTTGTGAATGTTATAGAAGATGCTCGTATTGAAAGAATGATGAAGAAGACTTATCCAGGTCTAAGAAAGTCATTCTTTGATGGGTATAGTGAGTTGTGGAATAGAGATTTCTTTGGAGTTAAAGGAGAGGATCTTAGTTTGATTCCCTTTATTGATCGTATCAACCTATACTATAAAGGTAATAGTACTATAGAATTTACAGATGAGGAGAGAGTATATGTAGATCGTGCTGCTGATACAAAGACTTTTGCTGATGTTGTACAACTTGCAAAAGAAATTTATGGGTATGCAGAAGAAATGCAAGATCAGAAAGATCAGCAGCAAGCACAAGTAAATGCTGATGGAAGTTCTGAGGGGGATATAGAAGAGATGCAGATGGATCAAGGTGATGATGAGATGACAGATGAGGAATTACTTGAGGAATTAAATAAACCACTTAATCCTTCACAGTCACAAGATGATACTGCTGATTTAGATACTCCTAGTTTTCAATCTAATAATCCTAGAGTTGGTGGAGTAACACATGATGAAACTAAATCAATAACTGAAGAAGCACTTCGTGAATCATTAGAAACATTAATTTCGGATGATGGTAAAGAGTGGGTTTATCTTGATCTACCTAATCTTAAATTAAATGATTTTCGTATTGGACATAAAAAAATATTTCAAGATATGGAAGATCATTTTTCTACCATAGAAGCACACAGACAAGAAGAGAATCTTAAAGAATATAACCAGTATAAAAGATCTGCTCAAAAATCTGTTAACTATCTTGTGAAACAGTTTGAGATGAAGAAATCTGCAGATCAGTATTCAAGAAATGCAGTATCTAAAACTGGTGTAATTGATACTAATAAACTTCACACTTACAGATATAATGAAGATATCTTTAAGAAAATAAATGTAGTTCCTGATGGCAAGAATCATGGCTTGGTTATGTTACTAGACTGGTCTGGATCTATGAGTCAAGTCTTAATGGATACTCTAAAGCAAACTTATAATCTAGTTTGGTTTTGTAAAAAAGTAAACATTCCTTTCCGAGTACTCGCATTTCAGAATAGTTTTGGAGGATATGGAAATCTTGAAAATGATTATATGAAGGTTGATAGTTTGTATGTTGGTGATGGCTTTAAATTACTTGAATTCTTTTCATCTCAAATGAATAGTAAGAAGTTGGATAAGCAGTTACAGAACATATGGCTCCATTCTAAAGCAATGACTCACTATGGATATTATTCTTACCATAAAGATTATGGATTAGGTGGCACCCCTTTAGCAGAAGCTATCATGTGTATGCGTCAAGTCGTAAGTGAAATGAAGTCTGTTGAGAAAGTGCAAAAAGTTAATGTAGTTTCTTTAACTGATGGTGAAGCAAATCCTATCCAGTATGTTACAACTAATAATAGATATTATGGTGAAGCAAGTTACAATGATGAGAATCTAATTGCAAGACAGATGTGTCATTCGAGACAAAAGGTATTCATTCTAAGAGATCCTCTTACTGGATATGCTCGCAAATTGGATCACAATCCTTTTAAGACTACACAACAAATTGTATCTTTCTTCCAAGAGATTACTAATTATAATTGGATTGGTATTCGTCTTTGCAGTAAAACTGAAATGGTTAGAAATATTAGAACACATATTGGTTGGGCAGATGAAACAATACTTGAGAAAGCATCATCAACATGGTCAAAAGAAAAGTATGCTACAGTCAGTGGTATAACTGGATTCACAAAACATTTCTTTATGCCTAATAAATCTATTGGTGATGGCACTGAGGATTTAGAAGTGAAGCAAAAAGGTGAAGTTGCAACTAAAGCAGAATTGAATCGTGCATTCAAAAAGCACATGGGATCAAAGATGACTAATAAAACTATCCTAAATGCTTTTGTTGAGCAAATAGCATGAGTAGAAGTATAGTAGAAGATATATCAGATCTCATTCGTCAGGTAGTGAAAGATCTACCTGGCTTTGAGAAGATGGATAATGAGTATCCTGAGATTAATCATAAACAAGTACACATTGTTAATGAGATGTGGAAGTCCACTGGTCTTAGGAAGATACATCTAGAAACTGGTAAAGCACAAGGTATGGATGTGCTTCATTGTGTTCTATTTCCAGATCCCAGATATAATATTCCTATCTTTGGATGTGATATTGTTGCGACTCCAGCAACAGTGACTGCTGCAATTGTGGATGTGTCACCTGTATATGGAACAGATAGAGTGTATCCTGATATAGCAAGAGTGGCTAATAGTTTTACGTTTAAACATATGAGACCTTTACCATTATGGAGTGAAGAGATATTCTCTCCTCATTGTAAGTTTATGCGTCTTAAAAGTGAGATTGATAAAGCAAATTATTATTGTGTAGTATCATTGTACCTAAGAATATTTTGTGATGTTGTACGTGATGCTAAACATGATCATTTCTGGCCTAATGTAATGAGAAGAATTGATGATCAGATTTGGTATTGTAAGTCACAGAAGAAAAATGATAAGACTTTATCTGTATTATCTAAATGGTTTGATAGAGAATTTGCAGAGAAATATATAGATACTATACTGTTTGATGAACCAGATGCAAAATACTAAATGGTCAGCATACATATTACTGCAATCAAATAGACTTACTAAAGTGGAGTTTGTTTGTGAATCTAATTTGAGAGAAGATGCTATACAAAGATGCAAGGCATTATATGGTGTGAATGATGTAAGGCAACTGACTAGGGTGTGGACACATTAATAAGTGTCCACTCATGGTTGATTCATGGCTTGAGCGTGTTATAATTAATCTATAAACAAAGGAGATCTATGACTTTTCAAGCAAAATTTACAGATGATGATCTAATTTCCTTCTTTAAGACTGGAGATATCACTAGCGACCAAGTTGTGAGTTTTGCTGACAGTGTTGGTGTTAAGACTCAGAGTGTTACAAAGAGAATGAATAAGTTACCACAATTCTCTAAGGTTGGTCGTGGTAAGTGGAATCTTAGTACTGTGGAAAGACTTGAAGTGCAAGAGCAAGTTACTAAACGAGTAAAGAAAGCAATTGAAAATCTTGCACCAGCAAAGGATCCTAATTATGTTCCTTTTGGTAACTTCTCTGATGTTAAGAAAGTTATTCAGTCAAAGTTATTCTATCCCACATTCATTACTGGACTCTCTGGTAATGGTAAGACTCTATCAGTAGAGCAAGCATGTGCTCAGTTGGGTAGAGAACTTATTCGTGTAAACATTACAATCGAAACAGATGAAGACGATCTTATTGGCGGTTTCCGTCTTGTTGATGGTAACACCGTATGGCACAATGGCCCAGTCATCGAAGCACTCAGACGAGGTGCTATCTTGCTCCTTGACGAGATCGACCTTGCCTCTAATAAAATTCTCTGTCTCCAATCCATTCTCGAAGGAAAAGGAGTCTTCCTTAAAAAAATCGGAGAATACGTCCAACCAAAAGACGGATTCAACATCATCGCAACTGCTAACACTAAAGGTAAAGGATCCGAAGACGGACGATTTATTGGAACTAATGTGCTCAACGAAGCCTTTCTAGAAAGATTCCCCATAACCTTTGAGCAGAATTATCCTACTCCAGTTACTGAAACTAAGATCCTACTTAATGCTGGTTGTGATCAAGAGTTTGCTGATAACTTAATTAGGTGGGCAGGTGTGATCCGTAAGACATTCTATGATGGTGGTGTTGATGAAGTTGTAACCACTCGTAGATTAGTTCACATCGTGCAGGCTAAAGAAATTTTTGGGGATCGTCTTAAAGCAATCACTAATTGTGTTGCTAGGTTTGATGATGATACTAAAGAATCTTTCCTAGATCTTTATACAAAGGTTGACGCAGGAGAAGAAACAGAGTATACTGAGGAGGACAAACAAGATAATAATGAAGTATAGTGAAACTGAAATCCTGAAGGAGGTAACTGATTATATCAGTTCCACCTATCAGGGGCACTACAGTGCTGGTAGGGTGCAAACATTAGATCTCATTGATTCTGTTGGAGATGCTGAAGCATTCTGTAGGAGTAATATCCTTAAGTATGCTTCTCGGTATGATCGAAAGGGTACAGCAAGAAGGGATATCATTAAGATTATCCACTATGCAGTTCTCCTATGCCACTTCAACGATAAACGTTCTAAGTCACAAGATCTAGCAGCAACCAACACAACCGCCTTCGCAGTAGACTACGACAGATGACAGTAATTTCTAAAGAGACCATTGATCTATTACAAAACTTTTCGACTATTAATAAGTCAATTGTTATTAAACCTGGTAATCAGATTGAAACACTTAGTTTAAATAAAAACATTCTTGCTAAAGCAAAGGTGCAAGAAACTTTTGATCGTGATATGGCGATCTATGATCTACCATCTTTGATATCGCTCTTTAATCTATTTGATGGCAGTCCACAAATTGATACTGATACAAGCAGTCATCTTTTAATTAGCAATCAAAATAGTAGATCTAGAGTTAAGTTCTTTTATTCTGATCCAGATATCATTGTACAACCACCTGATAAGGATGTTGATCTTCCTTCAGAGGATGTATCTTTTAGGTTAGAAGCACCAGTGCTTCAGCAGATTCGTAAGGCATGGTCTATTTGTGGTGTGCCTGACTTATGCTTAACTGGTAATGGTAGTGAGATGGAGTTGTGCTTAACTGATAAGAAGAATGATACATCCAATACATACTCAGTTGTGGTTGGTGAAACTAATGATGAGTTTTGTTACTGTTTTAAGATGGAAAACCTAAAACTCTATCCTCAAGGTTATGATGTAACTATAAGTAAGGCTAACGTTGCTCGTTTTGAAGCAGACAATGTTAAGTATCTTATTGCTCTCGAACCCAATTCATGAACATCTTCGTAACTGATCCAGATCCTGTTGCCTCAGCACAATGCTTACCAGATAGGCACGTAGTCAAGATGCCCCTAGAATCATGTCAAATGCTTTCTATTGTTGCGTCTGCTAGTTGGGGGCATGGTTATGGTCATTTACCTAAGAAGAAAACAGGCACTTGGTATGCTACTGCTAAGGGTGCCTTTCGTAATCATCCTTGCACTATCTGGGCACAGTCTAACTTTCGTTGGTTGATCAAGCATGGTCTTGCTCTATGTGCTGAGTATACACACAGATATAATAAGATACATTCGTGTCAAATTACTCTAGAGTATGCTGACATCATATTCCCTGCTATCGAATGTCCTACCCCCTTTACCAGAGCAATGCCTGATGAGTATAAACATGACACAAGCATTGACACTTTTACTGCTTACAAAAATTACATTAGCAGCAA